CTGCTTCACCAGCAGCAATCAAATCGGCAACCTCTTCGGTATAACCAGTAGCGTAGAATGTTCCACTCTTGACTGAGGAGAACTTAGGTTTACAAGCGCCACCGCCATTGCCGCCACCATCGCCATCACTACCGCCGTCGCCGCCAGTACCGTTCCCATCACCGCCGCCGTACTTATTGGGGTCAGTAATAGGATTGTCAAAGTCCAAACATTGTGTAAACTGATTGCCAAATGTAAATTGATCAAGATTTTGTCCCAAAGACATGTGTGTAGTTGTACCAGCAATCGATGTGTCTGACGAATCAATCATCGAATTGAATTTGGACAGTTCCAAGCGACCACCAAAGCGATCATTTCGATTCTGAGAGTTGAATTGATCAACAGACTTCAAAATTGCCGATGCAAGTTCATTGGAAGAACGAGATGTCTCGTTTCCATTGAATGTTGGATATACTTTTGGTGAGATGTAGAAAATTCTAGGATCGACGATGATCGGTTCGATCGATGCCATAGAATAGTTCAGTAGTTGGTTCCTGATCCTCTTCTTAGTTGTGGTGTTGAGGTTAACACCTGTCTTGGATCTAACCGAAATGTAAACTTTGCCGTATTCTGGGGGAGACAACTTCTCTCCACCATATGCAGTGACTGATGCTGCCTGAGGAAAGAGTTCAGACACTAGATATGCATAGTCTGCCTCAGTTACTGCTCTATTTTGGACAGAGAAAGACTTAGGAGCGCGATATTTGATGCTCAGACCAGTTTCGCGGTCTTCGCCATCCGCTGCGTTCTCGGTTGTGGTCATTGTGAGCGAAGCTGGCAGCACAATACGACCAGTATTGTCGATCAGACGACCAATAAAGTTGAATTTGGTTGCACCATTTGCATCTGGACCATCTGTGTCGAGATATTCGATAGTGATGAACTCATTATCGATCAATTTGCGCCCAAGAACGCCATCACCGAAGGAAATTTTGTATCTGAGGTCTTCTGTCTCTTCAATAAAGTAAATACGAGAGGTAGAATCAAGTGCTGTGATGTTTTTGGCCAACGAATACTCGTCAACTTCCACAGACTGCTCGTTTGGACGCACTAAAACTTTGATTCTTTCAGTATCTACGTTCTCGGATGGGATAATGTACTCAGGTCTAGCAGTATCATCAACTGTGTAACTATAACTGAGCAGGTTGCCCTGATAAATTGTAATTTTCGAGAAGGTAGCAATACCAGTGTTCTGGTCAACGTTACCTTTAACAGTATTCAGCAATGCATAAGTGTAAGATTCACCATCAACATTAGTGACGAAGACATCGCCCTTCTCAATTGTAACTGTGTCGGGGTAAGATTGCCCACCAGGCAGAGTTGCCGCCTGTACGGTCATAGAAACGCACGCTCTGGACGATTTCTTAGACCTGGGGGTATACCCAATCTGCTTGGCGATCCTTACGATGTTGTCTCTAACAGTCGCAGATTCGAGGAACGCCTCATTCATCGACATGTTTGCCGTGAATGCTGCATAATATGTGTTGTATGCTAAGATATCGATCAAATATGAGGCAGCAGATCCCTCAAAATCATAATCCGTGAAATCTTTACGAGTCCTCAGATAAGATCTGATAGATTCTTTGATCTCAAAAAAGTCTAGTGACGTTAATTCTGACGGAAGTGCTGCCATTTTACGTTCTTTCTAAGAGGAATTCGATTACTTGAACTAATTCTTCACCGACAAGACGATATTCAATAGCAACATCAACGGTTTGTTCATCATCAGAAAGACCAACCACAACATCTTCAATCTCAACACGCGGTTCAAGTCTCTCAATCGTGTTGATAATTTCATCCCTAATGTCCTCAGACGTAAAAACGTCGAAAGGTTCAAACAAAAGTCCTGTTACACGAGACCCAATGTCAAATTGAAAGGGTCTATCACCAAAATTTGTCAAGATAAGGTTCCGAACGGACTGCTTGATAGCATTCTCATTCTTGACAGTGCTAAAATCCTCCGTATTCGGGTTCTGGTTAAAGGACATAGCGAAATCCTTGTACCCCCGTGAGAGAAATTGCTCTGATCGGAACCTATACCTTGACATTATGACTGATATTTATCAGTGTTCTGGATTATTTATAGGGTCAGGTGGAGTATTATATTTTAAGAACTCGCGAAATGTCATTTTCATTTCGCGCTGAGACATGCCACAGTGTGCAGCGGCATTTGGAAGGTTCATCGTCGCATGAAAAAGTCCAAGATTTGACTCTTGGACCAGTTCTGGCGTCGTTTCGACCTTAGGTTCCTTGACCACGGTAACGTTTCTGCTTGCCATTTCGTGAAGTTGCGCTGAGTGAGGTGTTTTTCGATCGACCTTGACGGGTCTTTTTGGGTTTGCCAGGTTGCCAGTCAACCTTGACGACGCCTACTTTTGATCGTGCTGCCATTTTTCTCCGTTTTAGGACCCTAAGATGATAGCACATTAGGTGACCCATACGCAACTACGCTGTTGCAGGGGTAAGACCACCCCATCCAACCAGGAGTTCCGATGCCCAGCGGATCTAGAACTCGTCCGACAGGCAATTTGTTGGCAAAAACAGTCAATGTTGAAGAGAATAGGAACCTGATATGCCCTGTTCCTGCATTATCTTCGATTGTTAGGATTGAACAAGGTTCAGGAGTTGGCACTGGGCACAGGCCATTTTGGCAAGGACACATGTAGATGACAATATTTGTACACACTGAGACGTGTGGAGTGAACTGATCACCAAAAGTCATTGCAGGAAGACCATTCACAAGCACAGTTGCCTTAATTGGATTGAGTGCAGTAAGAGGAACCAGTGGTTGTGGTGGCCACCAACAAGTCCATTCCTTGATTACGATCGAATATGGAATAGGCGGTGTCTTACATGCCTGCACAGAGTGTACTGTGGGAGGCACACAGATGCCGTGTCCTGAGTCTGGAAGACCCGTGATCGGTGCTATTGGTAGTAGGAGACCAAATGCCATGTATTATCCGTTAAAGAGGTTGTCTACGTCAGTAGAGAAGTCTGAGATGGTGGTGTTAACTTCGTCTTGATAGTCATAATCAGCATCGTAGAAGTCTTTCCAAGAGTCATCAGTGAACTTGATGTCCTTCGCACTGCTGTATTGCTTCCTCAGAAGTTTCTTATCACCAGGATCGTAACTAGAATTATGTATCTTCCTTTGTTTGATTGGTGGATTGGCGTTGATCACCTCAATTCTATTGGCAAAGACACCACCAGAGCACTCATCAAAGTAAGGATTGCCCATCTGCTTAGCAGTTTGACCAAAGACCATTGCTGATCCAGCACTCCAATTCTTAATTCCAAGTACACCTGAGTATGGTCCCATCTTCATTCCTAACTGATCCATCACCTGAGGGTCAATAGAGATAGACAAATCATTCACATATTCCAAACAGAACTCATTTTGGTTAGCAGCAGAGGAGCTGCCAGTACCAAACAGCAGTGCATAGAGATATGAGATACCAAAGAAGCATGTAAATGTGGTGGGATATCCTTGATAGATCTGAGATTCCCAGAAAGTTTCACCATTAGTCCTTCCCTGAGTATTGTTTTCTCCACCTCCTTGCACATAATATGCGCTGTACACGTCGAGAACGCCATTAGCGTTGCCATTTCCGCCAGTTCTCTTTACATAGGTGTCCCAACATTCATGTTTTGGCATCCCATTCTGCAATCTTTCGACGGATGCAGTGTAAAATGAGGGGTTTGTGAACGATCCACCAGGGGTTGTAGTTGTAGTGGACTGCCCTGTATTGGGGTCAACGGTAGTTGTTGACGATGATGGGACGGTATATGAGTCTTGTCTAGTGCGATATGAGAACAAATTGTCCCCTAACCAGACAGCCAGTTGTTCCAACTCAGTGAATCCACTCCTCTGCCAGTCAAAAGTGTTCTCTTCGAGACCCACAGGGACGAAAACAATGTCATTTCCACCCGAAGGGTCCCAATAACAACGTCCTTCAACCACCTGACCACCCGCTGCAAGCGATCTACGACACTTCCAGCACTTCCTTTTGTCCCCAACGACCACTGGACGAGGTTCCGTAAGTGTTGGCCGCGGCAATCCATGCAAGAAATCCATGAAATCTTCACCAGATGGACCAGTCGTCTTACCTCTAATCGACAAATTGATCTTCAAGTTGGCATCATCTGCGGTAGATCCACAATATTTGTAGACAATCCACCCAAATGCTCTACCAGTCTCGTTATCAATGTAAGGACAAGGTAGGTCAACGAACCTAGTTACGTTGTAAAACTTTGGTTGTGGGATCTGAATGCACTCCTGACCGTTATTCCAACCGAAGAAACTGGACAATCTGCCCGCAGTGTTGTCAGCTTCTGCTGCTGCACTCTGAACCAATGGATATTGAGTGCTCATCATCTCCTTAAACTGCTCATTATTCCCCGTAATGTTCTTGACATCCTTCACTGTGAACAGAGAACCTGATACTAATTGCGGGAATTGGATATTTACACAACTCCCTGGGAGATTGCTACACAGAGATGTGACCTCAACATCATCTACTTCACCGATTTTGATGTATCCAGTAGGGTAGGTTGCGTTGAAACCATTCATCATTGTCTTGAAAGATCCAATAGTTCCGTCCTCCATGACGGAAAGGAACCCATCGATGTCATCACCTTCCTTCACTTTGCCTTTGAGGACATCTTTCAGTGTTTGTCTATTGGCAGTAACCGTGCCTTGACCTTCAATTTTATAGTCTTGCTTGTTGCTATTGGGGTTGAATGTATCACTAACAGCAGATTGTGCCTTTGTAGTGTTAGGTCCACGCATCTTGTATTGTTCGTTTTCAACTTCAACCACAAAGATCTTGGGAGGATTGTTAGGATTAGTGTCATAACCCCTACCTCTATCTTTGATTAGAACCTCAACAATAGATCCATCCTTGTTCACCTTGGTAATTTCAAGGATAGCGGGACGCATTTTACCCTTACGACGAGACTCACTACTGGATACTCGTAGTTGCTTGTCTTTAATTTTCACTCTTTGTAGAACTTTTTTGTTCTTTCTCTTGTCAGAACCCTCAATCTTGATGTCACTATTGTTAGCATAGGGATACTCTTCCCTACGTTCCTGCATATTGCTCTCGTAGTCATCACGTAGAACTGCGGCAGTGTTCTTCTGAATCCTCTTGAATCCAAAGTTCAGGTCTTCACCATCATAGTTTTCGAGTTTGTTAGTCGGTGATCTGAACTTGGGTGCGTCAAATTCAAACTGCTGTGCCACTTCTCTTGCCATATCCATGGCACCATACTCACTGAGTAGAGTAGGTTCTTGAATATGTGCCACAGGATTCTTATATCCAAACCCAGCATTGGTGATAATGACGGATTCGATACGTCCATCTTCATCAACTGTGCAGGTAAGTTCTGCCTGATCAATAGTTCTTTGGTGTACCAGTGCGGTACTATCGATCTCTACCTTGTAGTAACTGAGTTTCTTGGGGAATTCATACACCCCAAAGAACCCTGCCTTGTCCTTAATCCCATATCCAGCAAGAACTTCGATGGATGCAGCATCTCTACCTGCTGGTGTAAACGTCTGACCTGCGGTAAATGCTTCCCCTTTGCCTTGCAGTTCCATGTAACCACAACGCAACTTGTTACCAAAGTAGGCATACTCCGCAATTTCCCATCCATTGATGATGTCACCTGCCTTGAATCTATCCAGACCACCACTGGTATACCTGAACAAGATAGTCCTAGACTCAGTATCTACGGGTTTGAATGAATTCTCTACGCTCTCATTCGAGAAATCAGTCAGTTGTAGTTTAGTTTGTGTGGTCTTCCACGAGTCTTGACGGATCTCATAGAAGTGTGAGAAGTATTCTTTGGTGATAAGAGACTCATCGCACACACATCTCCTCAATGCTTGGTTGCCACTGGGGTCATTGTGAGATCTATTAGGACACTGATTGCGGTCACTGATAGAATACTGCACAGAAAAGATAGGACCTTTCCATGGATATGAGGTATCGAAGATATAATATACAAACTGTGAGTCAAATGCGGAGTGAAATTCTAGATACTTAGGTACAGAACCCTTGACAGCACCTGCTTTTCCGTATGCCCACTCGAATAATGCGTCAGTATTGAGGATCTCACAGTAGTCTGGGTTACCCCATCTGGAATCTGGGTGCTTGGTGATGGAATATGTTTTCAGTCGATAGAAAGAATTGCGGAAATTGGTGACAGCAGTAGACAACATACCGTACTGGTCGTACGCTCTCAGGGGTCCTGCGTCAGCATCGAACTGATATTCATAGTTCTCATGAGTAAAGATGCCAGGAGATGTATTAGGAAGTAAGTAGTGACCTGCAAGATCAGGTGCTTCCCAGTCATACCAACCAGCACGAGTCGCATAACTTACAGGGGCACCATAACCAGTAGGTCCAATGATACCAACATCCTGATAGATCCTTCTGTTGCCAGAGTCAGAATCACTCAGGAAGACATAACCCACAATACCAACATACTGATATTCTTCGCCACGAGGATCCTTACAGTCAGGAACACCAGAAATACCTGTTTGTAGATTTACCTCGGTGGCAGGGTTTGCCGTATAGAAGTGATCTCTCTTACCACTAGATGATGGTCTGTAATACTCATACAGCGGTACAGCAGTCTCTCCACTCTCTGCATAGATGTTTGCATTGGAAAGAGATGAATAGATATGTCCAATCGTCTCAATGAATACATACCCACTACCAGGAGACGAACCACTCGTCGTCAACCATGTATCATTAATATCATTGTTATACCAATGGTTTAGAGGATTTGTGTAACTGCCCTTGTCGTTTCTAGAAACATAGAATACTGGGTCACCACGACGAGGTTCTCTGTTATATTGTTTTGCTACACCACTACCCCTACCTGTCTGTTCGCCAGTAAAGTCAGCAGGCCAACGTAGAGCAGAGCGGGGAGTGTACTTATGATCTCTATTGTCTTCACCAGAACGAAACCAACGATAGATTGGTTGTCTGAAAAAATCACATTCTTCGATCTGTCCTAGACCAGGAATGAAACATGACTCATCATTATCCCCAATGTAGAACACGCGGTCCTGACCAAACACACTCCCCCCAGGACCATCGTCATCAAACGTGATACGATAGTTGGTCCCAGGTCCAGAGTGGTGTTGATAGGATTCGTAGTCGCCATCACTAGGACGCTGCCAAGTTTTCTGATACTCCTTGCCGTCGTCAATATTCGGAAAACTTCTCGCAGTGTCACTAATATAAATGCTCATTAGGGTTCAAGGACCTTAATTCTATCTTCCAACATATTTAGGCGGACATACAGATCATCGAAGAGTTCCCGCATGTTGAGATAGTCCTCATACCCTTCTGGTTTATATTTGAGCATATCGGGTCCAGGTTGCGGCATGTGTCCGAATGCCTTCTCCAATACACCAATTCTATTGCCAAGATTCTCTAACCCTTTGGCAATCATCTCCATGTGCTCTTTATACACATCAAGGAATTCTTCTTGTTGATTCATAGGAATGGTACTGATAACATCATTTCATTGTTGGGTTCATATTCCTTACAATACATCATTGCTTCCGTAGTGTAAAGATCCCAGGCAAGTGCAATACGAAGATCATCTGATTCATTCGTTTCTACCTTGTGCTCTACCCATGATGGAAAGAGTGTCACCGTGCCTGCTTTCGGCATTGGTTTGAAGTTTCCCCCATATGTAGAATATCCTGGTATCACATATTCTGTTGGTATCTTACTATCAGTCAATAACATATTACCTGATAGGAATGTGTTCTCATGTATTGAATGATGATGAATAGGTAATGCTTCCCCTGGTTTCAATACATTGAACCATCCACGAATCCATACTCCTGTTGGCATCTCATATACAATCTGATTAGCAAATTGTGAGTACATACTTTCAAGAATATCAAGAAGACCATAAATGTCCTCCTGAAAATAATTCTGCTCATACCATGGGGTGTTGGGATTCTGGGAAAGAATTTTTTCCACAAGTTCTATCCGAACACTGTCTACCCACATCGGCGCATCTACCAATGGCGCGAAGCGAGTATTAGGTTCCCAACTCCGCCACCAATATAACTTGTCGGAAGTACCGTAACGTCTCCCTGCACAATCCTCAATACTCATAGATAACCACGCGGATTTTTTCTCGGATTTTTTTTCTTAGATATCCTCTGACTTTTTCAGAAGAATAGTACCATCAATATCTTCACTCCATTCTAGAACGTCCCCTTCGACCCATCCGAGTTCCTCGATGAGTTCCTCTGGAAAGGTGATGTAAGGATTGTCAGACTCGTCTACTTGCACTGGGATAGTGTATCTCTTTGACATGGGAATAATTCTCTAATATTTGTATATATGAGTATTCCCCCCAATACTGAGAAAGAACCCCCTTGTAGGGGATTCTAGGGGGGTCTCTCAGTCTTTCTCAGCACTCTCCCCTTCGGGGGGTGAACCTATGAGAGGTTCTGTGCCGTACTCCCAGTCATCGTAGTCCTCGTCATTGCGAATCTTTTTGTGGAGCTCGTTCTGTTGATTGAAGTCGTGTGTCATAGATAATCCTCACAGTTTCTCGCAGACATAACCATATGTATCCTAACTCGTCCCTCAGAGTAATATTTCTATACTCAGAAATTTTTTGAGGTAGGGGGAAACGAAACATTGAATAATATATCGAGGTCGGTGGGATACTGTTGTAGGTTAGAGAGAAGGTACTTTTTAATATACCGCTACCGCGATATAACATAACG